ATCTTGCAGGACAAATTAAAGAAGAACCAGTATTTCCACCCATATTATTAAAAGAGGCAAATTTATTAGATTTTTTTGGTAATATGGTTAGAGAGTATATTCATGAATGTAATTTAAATCAAGCTCCAAAAAATCAACATAAAAGGTTAGAAGATATCAAAAATTCTATTCGTGTTACAGTTAACAGCATGTGGATAGTAGAGCAAAAGCCTGGTGAGTATAATCCTATTCATACTCATACAAATTGTGATGTTTCTGCAGTTATGTACTTAAAAGTACCTAAATTTTTAGATTCAGAAAAACCAGAAAGAGCTGATGATGGTAGAATATATTTCATAGGAGGCTCAGGTTTCTCTCAAAGTATTGGGCCAGGAAAAAGTGCTTTAAAAACTACTTCAATAAAAATTAAACCATCGCCAGGTCAATTTTTTATTTTTCCATCACACATGATGCATACAGTTTATCCTTATAAAACAAATGATAATTTTGCAAGAAGAAGTGTTTCTTTTAATGCAACATTTGAATATGAAACATAATCATGAAAGATATCACCACAGTTATTGACCGCGATGGTTCTGATACAATAAAAAAACCCAAAAAGCCAAAACCTCCAAGAAAATATAAAGTCATCTATCATAATGATGATTTTACACCTATGGAGTTTGTTACTTGGTCATTAATGCAGTTTTTCAACAGAACAGAAGTTGATGCACAGTCTATCACTCTAGAAATTCATAAACTAGGCTCTGCTATTGCAGGAATATATGATTATCAGATAGCAGAACAAAAAATATATGATGTTTTAACATCTGCACAAGAAAACGAATTTCCATTACAGGTTACAGGTGAAGCAGAATAAAGTAATAAATCTTTCAGATTATCGTGAAGAAAAGAAAGAAGAATCTCTCAAAGATCTCCCCCCTATAGAATTTCCCGCCTTTGAAGTAGATGGATACTACACTTATCCAATATTAAATGTAAAACTGCATTGCATATTCATCACAGAAAACTCTCACATTCACAATAATGAACCAGTTTGTATTATGGAAGATCAATTCGGTAATATATTTGCAGCAGAAGTGGAAGAAGATTCTACGGCTGGTTGGCTTATAATTGAAAAAGAAGATTTTTTAAATTCCATCAATATAAGGCCAGAACCACCGCCACCAAGAGTTGGTTGATTATAAATATTCGGAGATAACTATAACTTTTTTTAGGAATGAAAATGGCCTCTTACAGACAAATATTGAAATCTTTTAATTTATCTGAACAAGCACCAAAGAATCCAAAACCTGGCGATATTTGGAAAACGGATACAGGATTTAGGGGAGTAAATCAGTCTGGAAATAGACAAACATTTCAAGACAAGGAGAAGACACAGAAGTATGTCGCAACAAAAGATGCTCCAAAGGATGAACCAAAGAGTGAGAAAGAGCCAGCTCCTGAAAAGAAACCTAGTAGTAAAGATCCACTTAATACTGATGAACTCAAAGCTAAACAGGCCAATCTAGCTTCTGAAATAAAAGATTCTGGTGTTGGGCCAGTTATGGATTATCGTGAGCGTCTTACAGATTTAAAAGCCAGACTTGCGATTAAAGAAGAAAATGCTGAAACAGAAAAAGAAAGAAAAGCTATTGATAATATGGTAAAAACCCTTGATGCATCGGATATGCCAAAAGATCGAAAAGATGCAATGGCTTTAGCGACTGCAATTGGGTTCGCATATGGTTCAAGAAAGAACGTAGGAGTAGGATTGGCTTCTCTTGGTATGGCTGATAGAGATGCATTAGTAGTAAATATGCCCAGATTAAACCAAATGTATGATGATGCTATCCCAAAGGAAGTTGAAAAGGGGGTAAGAACTGTAAGAAAATTTAGATATACAGAAGAATCAGTTAGAGCCTCTTTCAAAACACTTCCAGAAAAATTACAATCAGCTCTTCAACGTAAAGGAAAAGTTGGAGATTCTATAAAAGATGTCGGTGGACATTTTAATGGTTATGTTGCTTTACATCCCGATACTGGAAAAGAATATACAACCTCTGATTTTAGAGATCCAAATATCAAGGGTAGTGATGGAAGTGATAATCCCGATACTGATAAATTAGAAGTTAAAAGAGGAAATACTGGTAATACAGCCAGAGGTATGGCCGTTTGGAGAATATACATGGAACAGGGTGGTATTGATGCATATACTGGTATGCCACTTGATTTGGAATCTATGGATCTAGAGCATGTTGTGGGGTATAACAATAGTGATAAAGGTAAAGCAACTACTGAAGATTATGCAAATAGAGAACATGAAAGAAATCAAGTTCTATGTTCATCCAGAGCTAATCAACAAAAATCAGATCAGTCTATGGAAGATTTTAATTCTAATAATGTAGATTCATTAAAAGATATGGGTGAAGAAGATTTTGCTGCACGAGATAAAGCTTATGAAACTGTAAATCAAGCTTCTACTGTAACAGAACAAACTGCATTGAGATTACAGGGTGATATTAGATATGAAATGGATGGAACAAGTGAGACAACTACTGACCCTGAGAAAGCTTCAAAAAGTGAATCTGGAACTCCTAAAGTTGCTAGTGCTACACTCGGCCCAAATGTTACACCAGATGTATTACAAAAAGAATTTGATGCCGAAGATGCACAGCTTAAAACCATAAAAACTGGTCTTGTGGGTGAGTCTGGGCCAATTAAAGAGCCCGAGGATATTAAAACTATAAAAGGTATTAAATCTAAGATAGGAAGAAGAATTGTTCAAGCAATGGGATTACCAAGAGGAACAACTGATGTATCTGGTCGGAGAACCAATCCAATTTATAGTTCAGATGGAGACTATAGAAAATTTGGATTAGCAATGGCAAAAAGAGATTATGCAGATAGACAAGAGATGAAGGATGCATGGACAGAGGGTATGGCATTAGTTGGAACAGATGAAGTTCGCAAGTTAGCTAAATCTGATAAGAAAGTTTCTCAAAAAATAATATTTGATATGTATATTCGGGGTGATGCTGAAGGACTTGAGGGTTTAGGACTAAAAGTACCGCCGGATGTTAAAAAAACATTAGGGAGTCGTGGAAATATATTGGGAGAACAAAAAGAACAATATCAATACGAATCACTAGAGGGAACAATCAGTAGGATGAAACGATAATGTTAACATTTGACGGATTCCTTACAGAAGAGAAGAATTTACATTTAGAACACTTAGAAGATGAGGTTCTAAATAATGGTGTAGTGGGAACGCGAGGAGCAATTAACTTCCTCCAATCCCTAAGAGATATGCTCGCTGGAAATGCAAAATCCAGCGTTAATGTTACAGTAAAGTGGGATGGCGCCCCAGCCATCTTCGCAGGAATTAACCCTGAGAATGACCAGTTCTTTGTGGGCACCAAAGGAGTGTTCAATAAGAATGCGAAGATCAATTATACAATAGATGACATTGATCGGAATCATCCGAGCTCTGGTCTTAACCAAAAGTTAAAGGTTGCACTCACCGAACTGTCAAAATTAGGTATCAAAGATGTCATTCAAGGTGATATGATGTTCACTCAGGATGACTTAAAAAAAGAAACCATAGATGGAAAGCAATACATAACTTTCCAACCAAATACTATCGTTTATGCAATTCCAATGGAAAGTGCATCACAGATATTAAAATCTTCTATGGGGATTGTCTTTCACACAACATATAGTGGAAAGACAATGGAAGATATGTCAGCGTCATTCAATGTTAATCTAAGAGGATTAAGTAAGAATTCTGGTGTATGGTTTTCAGATGCAAATTACAAAGATACTTCTGGAACAATCAATTTTAATAAAGAAGAAACTAAAAAGATAACTGGTATTCTATCAGATGCAGGTAAGACTTTTCGTAAATTAGATTCTGGTATACTTGGAATGTTATCACAAGATGAAGAACTCAAGATATTAGTTAAGACATACAATAACACAAAAGTCAGAGCTGGTGAGAAGATTACTAATACAAGAATGCATACAAAAGGTTTGATAGAATATATTTACGATAAGAAAAAGAAAGATGTAGATAAAATAAAAAGACCACAAAACAAAGCTGTCAAACAAGAAAGTATGGATAGAATAATGAAATACTTTCGTTCAAATGCAGGTCAACTGGTCAGAATATTTGATATGCAAAACTTATTAGTAAGTGCGAAGAATATAATTGTTAAGAAGTTAGAGGGTGCCAAGGGAGTGGCAGATACCTTTATTAAAACATCAAAAGGATATAAAACTACGAATGTTGAAGGATTCGTTGCAATAGATAAAGTAGGAAAAGCAGTCAAACTGGTTGACCGATTGGAATTTTCACAAAATAATTTTAACGCTGCAAAAAACTGGTCAAAGGGATGAAAACATTTAAAGAATATTCAGAAAAGTGTTGCGATGAATGTTATGATCATGTAGTGGAAGCTGCAGAGTATCAAGGTAGAGAAGTAAAATTAAATGACCCTATTCGCACAAATGAAAACCCTAAAAAGAAGTTTAAGGTTTATGTGAAGAATGCTCAAGGAAAGGTCGTGGTAGTTCGTTTTGGTGACCCAAATTTGTCAATCAAACGAGATGACCCTAAGAGAAGAAAAGCTTTTCGTGCAAGACATAATTGTGATGAAAAAAAGGATAAGACAACGCCTGGATATTGGTCGTGTTTTCAATGGAGAGCAGGAGCGAAGGTTGACAATTAATGAAATCTTTTAAACAGTACATTACAGAAATTGGTGTAGACCCATTTAAGATAGTAGGAGCTCCAGCATGGACTGAAAGTTTATCTTCCTTATTGTTTGACTTGCGAGGTGGTGGATTGAAAAATATAATGATTCCATTATCTCCTGCAATAATGAGAAGGATATGGCCAAAACCAGTTCGTACAACAGTATTTCATTTGACTGATGAAGGGTCAATTCTAAAATTAAAAGGTATGCAAGGGGGGAAAAGGTCTATTTCTGCATTTTTTAATATTGACCCTTACATTATATCATCTGGTATTAAATCGGAAGGTGGATTTATTGTAGAGATGGATGCAGATATTCTTATTGCTTCACAAGATGACCTTTCAAGTCAACCAGATAAAACAGGAAGAAGATGGGTAACATTTCAATCACTTACAAATTCTCCTACTGACCCTATGCCAGGCTTGGGTGGTAAAGCAAAACTCAGGGGAATGGAAAAAGATATTGAGAAAATGTTGTGGAAAATTATTAAGACACATTCTGCATATCCAAATCAAACAGAACCTACTGTCGCTGCAGCGTGGGTGGAACTTGGTGATGAAAGACATTATTATAAAAAAATTTTGAGTCTTATAATTAGAGATTATCTTGATGGTATGGAAGGTGTTATGAAAAAGAATTCTAGAGCATTAGGAAGCCTATTAACCGCCTATACTAAGAAAAGAATTCAAGATGAAGATCCAGATAGTGGAGATAGACCATATTGGGATGAATTGGTGGTAAATAATTTTAAGATAAAGATGGTTCATATTAGCCCACTTTATGCAGATGAGTATCAAGATGCAGAAGATATAGAGGGATTACCATTTAAAATATATGATGATTATGGAGATATGACAGATTACATAGATAGAAAAATTCAAAGGATAAAGTTGTGAAAACCTTTAAGGGATATCTAAACGAAAGGGCAGGATCTAGTCTATCAGATTTGTTATTCATGCCATTTGTAAAGAGTTATGACCGATTGTTGATTCCTATATCATCATCTATGTATAAAAGAATCTGGCCTGACACACTTAGAGCAACAGTATTTCATACAACAGATGGAGATGGTGTTAGGAATATAGTAAAACTTCAAGGAAAGAAAAGACAAATATCTGCATTTTTTTCAATGCAAGGTAGGTATATGGAAGTTGGTATCGTAACTCAAGGAGGTGTTCATTCTGTATTAGAGATGGACGCAGATGTTATTTTATCTGCTGAAGGTGATGTGATGTCTCGTGTTGATAGAGTTGGTAGAAGATATACAACTACAAGTGACCTTGAAGAAGCTTCAAGGTTTACAGATTTTAAAAAAGTAGAAAAAGACCTTGAAACAATGTTCTCAAAATTGGTTAATAAGTATCTTAAAAGAGGTGAGTTTCAAGATAGTATGACAGACTTTCAACTATGGCACCAGGCAAAAAGAAAAGTTGATGGTAAAACTATGAGACTAATGATAAAAGATTATCTAGATGGAATGGAAGAAGTTATCAAGAAAAACATTAAAACATTTAGTGAAGCCATGTTAAGTTATGCAAAGAAAAGAGAGACTAAAAAATCGTGGGATGAACAAGTAGTCAATAACTTTAAGGTTAAGATAGCTCACTTTTTCAAACTAAAACTAAAAGACGGCAAGAATTCTTTAACACCAGAACAAGATGAATTAATGCAGTTTTCAAAGTCTCAGGGGTGGAAAGTAAAAGTGTGGGATACACCTACAGATTTAGAAACATATACAAAAGAAGTTGCTAAGAAGGAGTTAGGCAAATGAAAACATTTAAAGAATTCAAAGAAGCCGTAAGTAGGGCTCAACAAGCAGCGATTGCCATTGCAAAGAAAAAGTCAGGTAAGTATGACAAAGATGGTAAAAGAATAAAAGAACAACAAGGGCCTTGCTGGGATGGATACAAACAAGTCGGTATGAAGAAAAAGGGTGATAAGATGGTGCCTAACTGTGTTCCAGTAAATGAAGTTGCACAAGACAAAGAAATAAAAGATAGAGAAGGAACACAACCTGCAAAGTATTACGCAGGTGACATGGCAAAGTCCACAAAAGCTGCACGTGCAAGACACTTTGAGAAAAAGAAAAAAGGGCCAGCTCCAGGCGATGCATCCGCGAAGACCAAACCATCTGT